GACCATGAATGGAACTTTAATGTCGCCTGCGCCGTTTGCTGGGTTAGCAATCTGTACTTGGAAGAGCGATGCTCTCGCTCCCCCTAGTACTAGTTGGCTTCGAATTTCTTGAATGTTGAAGGCCATTTTCTTCGTGTCTCCTTATTATATCTTTATAATATTTATATTAGAATTTACCGACGATTTCTTCAAATTCAACGCCAGATCTAACAGCCACGAAGTTCAACTGAATAAAGTTGATTGATCTAGCAGGTTTGACATAAATGTCTCCAACAAATTCATTACGATCAATAACTCCTGCAGTGTTATTTGTTGTATCACACACAACACGGAAATCAATAATACCACGACGGCCTTGAACATCACGTAAGAAAGGCTCAACTAAATTCCGGAATTGGGCTCTTGTAAACTCATCATTGAACTCAAAGAGCGAGTATTTAGCAGCAGTTGCGATCGCTTTTTCTAGGACGATAAAGAGACGACGAACGTTAATACGATCAAATGCGCTTGGGCGAGGAAGTAAAGTCTTATCACCAAAGAGCAAGGTGCCTTGACCAGCCTGCGTAATAACCGGATTCACACCAGCCTTATAGAGAACATCACGCTCAGCTTTCTTAGGATTCCATGCTAGTTTCACAACATTCTTAATAATGCCACGATTGTAGCCTGCTGGACTCCACCAAGGATCACGTGTCTCATCAGTGCGAACACAAAGACCTGCAATATCACCATTGAGTGGAACATAGCGGAATTTGTCATTATATTTGTCATACTGATATTTATAACCACTATCGACAACGGCATATGATGATTGAGTCAAAGCAGCTTCGAATGCGGTAACCTGATCTAGTTCAGCGCCAAGAGCTTGTTCAACAACATCAGTCCGTTCTGGTGAGATGAATACAACACAATCTTTGCGTACTTCAGCGATATTATCGATGATATAGTTAGCAATAGTTGAAGTAGCTTTACCAGCAAGGAAGAGTGAAATATCAACCTCTTCAGCATTACTATAAAGATCAATGCCACGAGCTAGTCTAGCAAGAGTCATCAACGTTTCTGTACCAGTAGAACCTTCGCTACCACCTGTGAAGGATTGGTAGTTAGAAGCATCAGAAATAGTATCAGAAGTTGACCAAACATAATTGGAAGATTCATTGACTTTAGTCTTATAGTATGCAGTATTACCCTGATCGTCTTTATCAGCAGTATTGCGGCTTACATTAGCATAAACTTCTAGCACTGTACCTGCAGTATCAGAAATACCACCATCCTCATCAACTACAACAATATGAACGGTGTTTGCTGCATATGGACCAGCAGATGGAGCATTATCAACTCTATCATAGTACTTCCAGTAGCGGGTCGCGGCGACCGGGGAACTATCAGATAGTCTATATGCTGGAGTGAATGTGATCGTATCAAGTGCAGTATTTGCATTTGCAGCAATGGCAGTTACTGTTAGATCTTGATATCCGATAGTCGTATTACCAACACGTAGAATATCACCAACAGCGAGGTTGGTTGTATCAATAGTTGTATTGGCAGTGTTGACAGTAACATCGCCAATTGTAATAGCAGAAGTTAACGTAATTGCTTCTGAATAATCAGCATCATCAAAGCAAACCGATACTCTTAGGTTATTACCCCAAGTACCAGGTGAATTGGCAATAAACGTACCCGCACCAGAGAGTGCTTCAGCTTCAGCCCGTGTTTCAATTATGATTGAGGTATTACCAATATCATTAGCTGTAACAGCATCTGCTGAAGTTACACGGGTTACATATAGTCTATTACCATATGAAAGGAAGTTTGCAGCTGTTAGGAATGTTTCATAATTGTCATCGGTTGGGGCTCCAAACCGATTAGCTAAATCCTTTTCGGAAGAGATTAAAACTCGTGACTCTACTGGCCCGCGCGTGAACGCGCCTACTAGAACACCTTCGGTGGTTGATACTGCAGCGACGCCGGTAGTCAGATCAATTTCTGATACGTTTACCCCTGGACTTACTTGAAATGGCATAGTGGATTCTCCTCGTTATAAGGCATGATTTCATCAATATATCAATATTTGTTTTTATTTATAATTTTGACAATTTTAAAGCTTTATTTCAACCAACTACCATTACCACGATCAACTAACACTATAGCTTCCGATTCCATTAGTTCATTGGCATCATTATGGAATCCAAAGGGGAGAACATCTTCCATCAATTGTTCTTCAGATCTTTCTCTGAGTTTAGCCATAGTATTAATGTCTGTCAAATCTTTGAAATACTGTTGGGAAGATAGCCATGCAAATAAAACTAAGCCCATTGCCAAATCATCGTGACAACCTGACTCAGCCTCATATGAAACACCTTTCTTTGAAAAGGTACTTAGTTCGTTTATAGTTTCAAAATCGTTGATTAGTAATTGGTTTTGTTCAACTAAAAGTTTCAATATAGAACATCCAACAGACTTGACAGATTTGGTGGTACGAACGCCCCTATCCACACTTTTGCCAAATCCGGAGGAAATCCTTTTACCAAATCTACCACCAGATTCTGTTGATATCATATTCTCGTATTCATAGTCGAAGTATAAAAGATCTGAAACTTGGGCACCAATATCGTTTATTTCGATTAAAACATAAGCATCGTTATAATTTGTACTTATTCGATGAATAATTTCAGTATATTCTATAGGGGATACATAACTATCTCGAAATGTACATACTTGTGTATAAGGCATTGTTGTTATATCAATGATATGGAATGCTGAATAATCTAGACCTTTGCCTCTAGATACATCAATTATGGCTACATAGGTATTTTTGGGATTGGAATTTTCGAATATTTTTAAACCATTTGAATCGTGTAATGGATTGCTATACACCAATTCTTTTAATTTTGCACCGCTGATAAGGGTCCCAGAACTACCAATAAACTCACCCTCAAATTCTTGAGCAAATTTCTGAGTGTCAAAGTCCATGGCAGCAAGCGTCTCCTGCTTCCAATTATCGTCTCTTCCGGGTACTCTCTGCCATGGAACCTCTACCCATGCATAACCATTTCTCTCTTCTTTTGCACCAGTGAAAGTTTTATAAAAATGATTCAGACCATTTGGTGTCGAAGTGAGTAGAATTTTAGTAGTGTTACCAGACGAAATAGTTGGAAACACTGATGCAAAGAATGTATCCCAGTTCTCAACGAATGCAGTTTCATCGATATAAAGAAAAGAAACTGATTTACCACGAATAGCAGAAGATGATGTAGAAGAGGCAATAATCTTGCATCCATTTTCAAATTCAACAGAACCTTTATTCCATTCAATAACACCCTGTTGCAACCATTTAGGAAGAGCCTCATATGCAATTTTAATACGATCGAGAATTTCTCTTGCAGCATCACCTTTGTTAGCAAGAAGAGCAACAGTCTTATGATCATTGAATAGAACATAATGAAGAATTAGAACTACAGCGGTAGTAGTTTTGCCGGCCTGCCGTGACGTATTAACAATTACATTTCTAGAAACCGTAGACTTTAAAATAATTTCTCTTTGATAATCGTATAAATCAATTGGTATTAATCCGTGATCGACATGAACAATTTTAATATGTTTTTTCGCAAAAAGACATATATCTTGTGCACATTCTATAAATTCCTGGACCATTTCCGGAGTCCATGATATTTGTGTATCTTTTCTTTTTAAGTTTGAATTACCAAGATAGGCTGAATTTTCTAATGTTAACACCATATTATATCCCTATCATTTAGTATCATCAGCAGCATCTTTTAACATCTTTTGAAGTTCACTTGTTGATCCTACAAAAAGATTGTTATTCACTGTCTGTGGACTCTCGGAATCATTCTTTGGCATTAGTTCTTGTTTCTTTTTCGAAAGGTCTAGAAGGTCTTTATTGGCATTGACAAGAGTACTTATTAAGGTGGAAACGACTTCATACGCGCGAGGGTGTTCAGATGCCCGGGCGACGTCGATCATCTGCTCTAGAGCTTGATTACCCTGATCAATTGCTGAATACAAATTTTCCCTAGTGTATTTAAAATCAGCAGCGATATCATCTTCAGAACCACTTGATTTGGGAACAATCAATTTAGACGGAGTCTGTTTAATCATAGGGGTTAAGTCTAATGCATCAGTAATTATTTTATCATCCATTTCAAACATCCTCAATAATTACAATATATCCATAATCATCATCAGCATTGATATCAGCATATGGTAGCGAATTAGCTAAGAGGGTTGTTGGTTCACCATTAGCGGTAAGACCGGGATAGACTTTTATACTCTCATTGATAGTATTAGATGTCATCGTAGAATACATATTTACATTAGCAAACTTGATGATCTTCTTATTAGTCACTGGACCAAAGAAATAGCCTTTCATTGTGAAAGTAAGATTCCAAAGAATGGCTCTCCGTGTTGAAAAATCCCCCTCATATACTTCATCATTACTAACTGAGGTTAAGATTGTTGGAATATCAAAATATTCATCCATAGTATCAACCAATTTGACGGAACTAGTCCATTCTGGTTTGAAATATGGTAAAATTTGTTCTATAATTTTAGTACCATCTTCAGCATATTTGGCCATAATAGTAAGTGAAAAATCAATGTTGTATGGTGCAGGTACATATTGAGTAATCAAAATAGCATTATTAGCTGATGACGTTTTAGTGTTTCGCACTGGAGAAGTAAGTCTACGTTCTGGATCATATACAATATTAGTGATTTCAAATGATAATCTAGGCAGAGACATTGCTACTTGATGATCCAAATTAGGATCACCGTCAAGGCGTGCTAAGAATTTTTGCATTGGGCC